GTCTCCGGCTGTTGCCGCTCCATAGTTTCCGGCTGTTGCCGCTCCATAGTCTCCGGCTGTTGCCGCTCCATAGTTTCCGGCTGTTGCCGCTCCACTGTCTCCGGCTGTTGCCGCTCCACTGTCTCCGGCTGTTGCCGCTCCTCTGTATCCGGCTGTTGCCGCTCCTCTGTATCCGGCTGTTGCCGCTCCACTGTCTCCGGCTGTCTGTTCGCGCGTTGTTTGCTCTTTTACATACTCAATTTGTGCTTTTACAATCCCTGTGATTCCAATTTCCGCACCGATTTTGATACGCTTTCCCACTCGCTTGCTGTCGTCACTTTTTTGTTCGTTTGCGTCAAGTTCTACATCACAGTATCTTGATGTCGCCGGAGGATAATATGTGAAAACATCTAGTGGCCGTTCGCACGCATGATATCCTGTATTACAAATATCTGCGCTTTCCTCTTCGTATGTTTTTCCAATTTCATATTGGTGACCTCTGCACTTTAAATCTTTATCAAACCCTTTGTACGCTTTCATTTCTTCCTCGCTTTCTTCACTATCTTTTCAATATCCTCAAAATTCACGGTGATAGATATCCCATCGGATTCCAAAGATAAGGTCTCTCTCTTTTTCTCCTGTGTAAATCTGCAAATTATGTTCGTGTACTCCATTCCCTCTTCTGTGGTTAAGTACCCGCCTGTTATTCCTACTTCCGTCATGCCTTGCCTCCTTTAATCAACTTCCGAGTCGACTTCGTCCAGCTAATGGATTTAGACTCTCTAGCTTTGCTTATCTTCTCGTTGTATGCCTTTTTCGCCTTGTCAAAGGCTATGTAATCTTCACATGTGCTGTGACAGCCAAGTTTGCGATTATCGCAGTCTTTGCATGGACTTTCTGGTTTCATGTTCACCACACCCTTTCCAATCCCAATGAGCGGATATCAGCGTAGATTTCAAGCACTTCATCACAAATTGGTTTATCCAGTTCTTTCGCCGCTTCCGGGACTTTGTCAAGATTCTTTTTCCTGCTAAATCTTTTTGGCTTCCAAATCATTTTCTGCCTCCCATTCCCGATACAACTCTATCCAGTCTTTAAGCCGCATTGTTACAAGCGTCTCACAGTAGTTCTTCCGGTGAAACACCGCTGGGAGTTCTCCCGCCCGGCAATCTCTCATCGCCTGCGCCATTGCGTCATAGATGTTCAGTCGCTCAACGTGTTTCGCTTCGATGTGGATTCCGGGAAGACCTACCACATCAGCGTCACCGTTTGCTCCACAAAATTGCTGGCCTCTCCGACAGTCGTATCCGTAGCCTCTAAGTACTTTGGCAAGTTCTCGCTCAAATCTGGCTCCTTTATTCCTGCTGTTCATTTTTTATCACCTCTCCCCATATCTAAGCATATCTGTGCATCTTCTTTAGGTTTGATTACTTCCTGTGCTTTCTTGTAAATTTCTTTTGAAACCTCAAACCCATACGCCTTTCTTCCCAGTTCTGCCGCCGCCCTCAGCGTTGTACCGCTTCCTGCGCATGGGTCAATGACCACATCGCCTTCATCTGTGTAGATTTCTATAAGCCGCTTTAACAGTTTTACAGGCTTTTGCGCCGGATGTACTTTTGGAATCTCTTTGCCGTCTTTTTCCCAAGGAAACCAATTGAATATCATTTTTCCGCTCCCTCGGATGTTCTTTCCTTGGTCGTCTGTCTTTACACCGTTTCTAAACTTCGGCAGCTTATCCCGATAAAGCACCAATGCATATTCTGTCGCCCCGCAGATTCTCATATTTGCCTTTAACACCTGCGGACTGTAATTCTTGATAAATACAAGGGGTGTGTAGTGCTTAAACCCATGCTTTTCAGCATATGCAATCACCGTCGGCATCTGTTCAAAGCTGCAAAATACAATCATACAGGGCGCATCTGAACTTTTCCCCCTTCCAGAGCTTTTCTTCGGCTCTTTTTTTAGTAGCCGATTGCAAAAATGGAAATACTCCGCAATGTTGAAATTGAAGTCTGTGTTAAATGCCGCCTTTCCTGCCAGCTTGCTTTCTCCGTTCTTGTTGTCCCCTTTGTTGTACCACATCGGATTACTCCCATAAAAGTTTGTGCCGATGTTGTAGGGAATATCTGCGATGACAAGCTGTGCTTTCGGAATGGCGTACCGCTTATAGTTTTGAAAATTGTCGTTGTATAATTCAATTTTGATGTTCAAGTTTATCACCTACCATCGTTTTCAGCTCCTTCGTGTATTTTTTAGGAAGTCTTCGTATGTTCTGTACAATGACCGGCTTCACCTGTCCTTTTGCGTGAACATATACGATGTCTCCCCGTTTAGGGATTTTTTTATCCTCTGGCACTCGCCAACTGTGCTCTACGCCTCCCACATCATGGACTGCATCAATTACCCAGACTGGTTTTTCTTCCTTCACGCGGTTCATCTGCCGTTCAAGTTTGAGATTGTATTTTCTCTCAAAATATTCAGGGGATACGTAAAACAATTCCCGGAACTGGTCTATCATAATCTGCACGTCAACAAGTTCGTCAATGAGATTCAGCTTTGCGTTATATTTTTCAAGTCTCTCTTCTGCCCGTCCAAACTTACTCACCGCCTGCATCAGTTCCCCCATCTCTTCCATCAGCTGCATCTTCTGCTTACCATAGCCGTAGTGGTCTGCAATCTGTTTAATTCTTTCGTCCATGTTAAAATCCTCCAATCTGTTTTACGTCTCTGTTTTCAATCATCATTCTGACGCTCTCAGGCAGCGCATCGCAGGCTTTTTTCCTTTCCACGATTACCGGTATGGTCTTTAAAAACTGCCCTCGCGTCACGCTGTTAAATGTCACAGCGTCCATCTGGGATAATTCCTTTATTTGTGCCACGTCCCCGCACCATGCCTTTATAGGCTCAGGCAGCGCGTCAAACTCTTCCTGCGTTACCCTGCTTCCGTGCTTGCATGTTTTCGCCAGCACATTCCAAAGTTCGATTGCGTCCTCAGCGGGATTCGGCAAAAGCAGGTTGATTTGCTTTTGCAATCCTGCAATGCTTGGCGGGTACTCATTGTCTTTTATGTACGCCTTTAATGCCACAACGACCACTTCCACCGGATATTCAGAAAACATGCTCTCGTACAGGTCTATCTGGTCTATCTTGTCCGCTTTGCTCATATCAGCGAAGTATCTCGGATAAGCCGTAGACAAGATTTTGAGCACCTTCTTTGTTTCTTCTCTGTCCATTGTTCCTCCTACAAGTCCATAAAGTCCGCTTTGCGGTCAGACTCTTGTTTTCGCCTGCTGCGCTCCCACGTTCTCACAGCCGCTTTCCAGTCTTTCATTTTGTTTTTCCCCACATACCAGCCTTTGGACTGGTAGAAATCTACAAAGGCTTCCGCATCTATGCCGTTATTCCTTTCGAGGCAGAAATCTCTCACTTCCTCAACGGTAGGCGGTACAACCCTTTTCCCCTCTGGGGGGATTATAGGGGGGTTATTAATATTCTTTACTTTCTTTTCCTTCTTACTTTCTTTTCTTTCTTTAGATGTGGTCGGTTGCTGGTCGGTTGCTGGTCGTTTGTTGGTCGGTTGCTGGTCACGTTGCTGGTCGTTCTGCTGGTCATTGTCGTTGTTGATAAGTTGATACTTTGCCCAATTTTCAATTGTTACAATTGAAAATTTGTTGGTCACTTCAATGGTCACTTCGTTGGTCGATTTTAAGTGTTCTAACGCTGTTCTGACCTGACGCTCAGATAACCCCAAATCTTGAGCAAGTTTTTTTCGTCCAACAACAACCTGTCCCGGCTTTATCTTTATTCCCTTCCACTCTGTCTCCTGATAATTTGCAGTCAGGAGCAAATGCAGAAAGACAACCTTTGTTGATGCGTCCGTATACCAACCCCACTCAGTCATTTTTCGGTGCAGCTTGATAAAGCCATTCACACTCATGGTTTATCACCCCACATTGATTTCAAGCGTGCCAACTCGTCCGGCGGCAGAGTTTCTATGCCTTGTTCCTTACACTCGGTAACAACAGAGTCTATCAGCCTTGCCATTTCCTTTGTGTTGTATGTACTGCTGCCGTAATAGCATTTAACATTGTGATAACCGGACGTATTTCTACACTCTCCCAAGTCGTCACATACCCAGCCAATACCTTTACTGCCCCATATCGCTATCCAGCGTGCCATTGCATCCGTTCTAATAGGGATAATCTCGAACACTCCATTGTCCTTTAATTGCTCCCTATAAATTTCAATGTCTGGTTTTTTAAGCTTCTCTCCCAATTTTCCTATCAGTACCCATAAATAGGCGTTTGCATCAAGCGACCTTCTGCGCCTTTTCGGCTTGATAGAAATATCATAATCTTTCTTTGGGTCAATGGAGTTAATGTCCTGCAAAAGACGCTCTATCGCTTTGTTTTGTCCTCTCTCGCACGGGATAACAATGTTGGTGTGATACGGCAAGGCTTCCATTCTCACATCTTTAATCAGCTTCAATGTAGTTCCTCCCAAATATCTTCCTGAATTCTTCCCGGCTGTGCGTTTCTTCAAATACTATCTGCCCATGTCTACGCAATGAGCGCATAAGTTCTGCATTGTGATGCACGCCATGCGGCGGCTCGTTATGGCAGTTATGGCAAAGTCTCACCATCAGCCCGTACTTCTCGGAATTCTTCTTGTTGGCTGCTCCGAAAATGTGGTGCCATTCTAGCATTCTTGGACTGCCGCAAAAGAAGCAGCAATCTGTATCACTTTGCAGTTTGCTCATGTATCTATTGTATCTGCTCATATTTTGGCATTCTCCCTTCTTCAAGGCACTTACCAAGATACTTCAATCTCGGCAAGTACCTATCTTGTATAAAAGACTCGTCATAGGGAATCGGAATATGTGATAGCCTGTTGAGGTCAATTGGGTTAAAGTAATTCAAGTAGTCCTCTGGCGTAAGCTTATATGCGACAATTTCAAGCTTCGGAATGAATCCAAATTCATATTCAAAAGCAAACATTTCAACTTGCGATTGTCTGCGATATCCAGCAGTAACTTTAAATTCCTCATGCTTATAAGTCTTAACTTCATGTATCTTTTGGGGTGTGTTCCCATCAAGATTCACTCGTAAATGCAGTTCCGGTATTAAAATCTGCTTGTCCATTTCCACGCCAGGAATCGTTTCAAGTATCCTATGCTCGTAAGCATTCCCTACCTTCATTGCTTTAGTCTGTAATGTAGATTCCGCAAGTCCTAGCTTGACAAGCCACCATTTCTTGAAACTGGCTGTTTCCCAATTTCCCACAACCATGCTGGTATCCGATGCTCCGAACCACCCCGACCGGTCTTTATTCGCAATCATATCTTGTTCAGCAATTCTTCAAAGCTGTAAATTTTGTTGCAATACCTTACTATTTCGCGTACATCTTCACCCTCCTGAAGACCTGTTGCCTTTGCGATAACATCAAGAGATTTACCCTCATCAAGTTTCTTTGTTATCGTCTGATTGAGTCTTTCCCGGATTTTGAGTATACTGTGAGAATATAGGTTTTCTTCATTCTCTGTTTTTGTCGTTTCATCATTTGAAATCCAAAGTCCAAAGCCAAGACCCGTACGAATTGCAACGCCTTTTACAAATGCCCTTGCCTGCGCATTAGACAGTCTAAGCTGATTTACCGTGTCTTCTCTGACAACGTACATACCGTTAAGCAATGGATAGTTTTGAATGAATTCAAGGTCGTCAATCACAATCTTTACTCTGACCTCAAAACATCTGTTATGGTTTCCCTTGCTGTCAGTAAACGGAATATCAGTCATGAACAGAGTTGAACCATTGTCATTCACTAATGGTTCAAAGTAGACAACCTCTGCGCCATTCTCATGAAGCAGGTCTTTGCACTTTGCCCAATTCAGATATGGAACTTTAACCGTTTTCCCTCTTTCGTTTTTTGTTTCTCGTTCTTCACAGTATGGAAGAACATCTATTTTTCTTAATTCGTTGTATGGCTTTAACATTATTTGTCCTCCGAATTCATTTCTTCCACGATTACTTCAACTTTCTGTTCTTCATTATTTTTTGTGCAAGGTATGCCGTGCATTATTGCCGTCTCGACAAACACAAGTGCGTTTGCCATATCATCAAATCTAAACTCAATATCGTCATACCCTTGCTTTAAAGTGATTTTATACATTTCTCAATCCTCCATATTCAAATATTCCGCAACGCCGTCCAGCACCTCGTCAAACGGCAAATCCATCTGCATTGACAACTCGTTTAGAGTCTCATGTATTTCTGCGTAGCAATGGATGCAAAGTGATTTTTCCGGCGCTACATGCTCACCGCACATGATGCAATGTCCAGCCTGCAAGTACACCTCTTCGCCGCAATCTGGGCAGTGGTAAGTGACTATCTTCTCATACCCGCCCGCATCAGGATTCGGGATATCGTATGTAACCCTCTCTTGCGGCGCTGCAACCGATTTCTTACAGCATTTACACCAAAGCATTACATCACCTCTTCCAATGTCACCTGCCCATCAATTTGGGCGTCCATTGCATTTGCCGTCCTTAGCATGTCATACGCCCGGCTGCGGAGTTCCCTTGCCATTACCTTGGCTTCTTTCTTCGTGCCAAGCCTGTATCCACGACCGCTTGACTCTGATATGATAGAGTGTCCTTCTCGCCGCAGCTGCCGGACAGCCTCTCTAAACGTTCTCTCACTGATTCCGATAGCCGCCGCCAGCGTGTATCTGTCCTGCGGCTTGTTGGTTAGCATTGACAACACCATCATTTTTGTGGTATCATCAGGTTGATTCTCAATGTTTGCGCCTTCGGGCGCTTTTTCTTTACCCTTCATTTTCAGTCACCGCTTCCTCCGCTTCTTTTTCTGCCTTAAGAATTGATTTTTCCGTTAAATACGAGAGTTCTCGTTTTGCGTTATCAGCATCAATTTCCTTTTTCAACAAGCCGTATACAGCTGAAATAGTTTCTCCTAATTCACATATAATGTCCGAAGCAGTTCCTTCGATTGTGATGTGAATGTCTGTTTTAGTTGATGTTGCTTTAATCATTGGTTTTTCTCCTTTCAAAACGCCATTAAGGCGCATAATCCGGCATAAATACCGATTGTTCCAAGTAAAAATGCTGCAAGGACTAGGGCTACGTGCAGGTTGCTTTTGTAGTACCGCCCTCCTGGTTTAAATGCTTTCATACCGTGCACCTTTCTTTCAGTCTTGCTGCCACATCTGGGATAAAGTAATATTTGCCGTTTATCCGTTCCAGACCTCGCAAATACTTATTAACATGATTGCAGTCCTTTATCCCCATATAGTCAGCTAACTTTCTTCTTGTAACGAAGCTACTATTACAATAGCTTTTCATGTCTCTGATTAACGACTGTTTGTCCATTTTCTTTACTCCTCCAAAAAGTATTCGATTGGTACGCCGAAGTAGTCGGCTAGGATTTTTATTTTGTCAATCTTTGGCACATATTTCCCGGATTTCCATTCATACAATGTTGAATCTGGTATGCCAGTTTCTTTTGCCACCCTATAAATTGTGGTTTGTCTTTCTTCAAGTAGTTTCTCAAGCTTCTTAAACAACTTTTTTCACCTTCTTTCTCACTCAATCTAAAATAAAAGGTTGATTCTAACTCGGAAATGCGATATAATCCTACTACCACATAAAATTTCGAGACGCATTTTCGACATATCTCTTATTTTCGAGTTCGTACATTAAGTATAACTCGTATTTTCGAGTATGTCAAGCGTTTTGTTTCGATTTTTCGAGTTGAAAGGATGGATGCAATATGAATGATGTACTACAAAGAATATTTGACGAATTAGAAAAGCAAGGGAAAGACCCGACTAATATGTGTAAAGAACTCGGAATTGCGAGCAGCACATTTTTCACATGGAAAACTAAAGATAAAATACCTGCTACTAAAGCATTGCAAAAAATATCAAAGTATCTTGGTGTTAGTATAGATTATCTCATTAATGGGACATTTGATAATAGCTCATCTTTAGAATTAACATCTAAAGATGAAAAGGACATTGCTAAACGCCTCGAACAAACTTTAGAAGATTTAGAGCATGGACAAGATGGATTGATGTTCTCAGGGGAACCTTTAGATGAAGAGACGAAGGAATTATTAAAAGTCAGCTTAGAGAACAGTATCCGAATTGCTAAAATCAATGCGAAAGAAAAGTTTACCCCGAACAAATACAGAAAATAGGCATAAAGGACGTGGGATTTTGAACATTAAGAAAAGCGTAGATTATTACGTAAGAAAAGTTGGTTCGCGCAATCCATTTGAAATTGCAGACGCACTCAACATCACCATTATATATGAGAATTTGGGAAACATTAATGGCTATTACAACAAGCAGTTACGCATGAAGCAAATCCATATAAATCATAATCTTGAAGAAAATGAGAAACGATTCACCGCTGCACATGAATTAGGACATGCTATATTGCACCCTAATACAAACACGCCATTCCTTCGGAGTTGCACTTACTTTTCAATTGATAAATTAGAAAACGAAGCGAACAAATTCGCAATCGAACTGCTTGTGCCTGATGACGATTTTGAAGAGTACACTAAATACTTTACGTTAGAACAAATCGCAAGAATTTATGGATATTATACTGAACTATTGGAGTTAAAGTTAAAATAAACAAAACGGAATGTACTGAACATGGATGAAAATAATAAACGAAACAGAATGAAAAAAATACTCACAGCACTTTTATCATTATCTTTAATTGGAAATATTGCCCTCGGCATAAATTATACTGATTCCCAAAAAAGAATTTCAGAATTGCAAGAACTGAATACCCAACGATACCATGAAGGACATGATTCCGGTTACAGCAAGGGATATAACGAAGGATATGATGAGGGTTGGTCTGATGGAGCACATAAACAACGACAACAAGACCAAGAATGGGTTGATGCCAATTTCGGCACATCAGGGGATTACGCTGAAACTACTGTCTATGTAACCAATACGGGAACAAAATACCACAGATATGGCTGTCAATATTTGCGTCAAAGTTGTATTGAAAAAACTCTTTCAGAAGCTCAAGCAGAAGGCTATGGCGCTTGCTCGGTATGCTGGTAATGTGAGGTGACATTATGAAAAATTGCAAGATAAATGTATTATTAGCTATTGTACTTTCGATTTTCATGTTATTTCTGTTGGTTTCTTGTGACAAAACCGAATATCCAGCAACAGTTGAAATGACTTGTACTGAATGCCTTAATACTTACTATATTTCTCAAGAAGACTACGATAATTTTAATGACAACTTTTTATGCAAAGAATGTACTTATATCAAGGGGCACAATGATTTGGTTGAAGAACTAGAGCCAGTTATTGCTGGTGCGGAAGACGGAAAATGCATCTCTCTTGATGCTATCTCATGCGTTTTATTTAAAATGTATGATGATACCACTGCTGATAATATAATTGACAAAATGGTGGAAGCTGATGGAGGCACAGTCAAAGTATTTGATTTTGATTACATTGACGAAGTCCCAGAAGATTGGGATAAATAATCAGCAAAACAGCCCCAGTTGGCGCTGGGGTATTTTTGCACCCAAAATGGAGGTTTATATGGCTAAAAAGTATAAAATCAATAGAACCTTTACTTATGAAGGAAAGCGATATTATATACACGCTGATACAGAAGCACAGTACGGCGAAAAGAAGGCTATGCTACTTCGAGATTTAAAAGAAGGCAAAATTGCTGTAAACGGTAACATGCTTGTAAAACACTGGGCGCAGCAATGTATTGATACATATAAAACAGGGCAAAAGGATATCACACGGAAAAAATATATACAGCGAGTAAATCACTGTATTTTAGAACATATCGGAGATATGCGGCTGAAAGATGTAAAGCCTGTTCACTGCCAGCAAGTGTTAAACCGGCAGAAAGGCAATTCAAAATTCCAGATTAATGAGGTGCACAATGCCCTTAATTTTATTTTCGGGAAAGCCGTCACAAATAAGCTGATCGTCTCAAATCCTGCCCAGGACTTAGTGAAACCACAAGGAACAAAAAAATCTTGGCGTGCCATCACTGAATATGAAAGAGAACACATCGTCAAAGTAGGACAAACAGACCGGCGCTATTACTTATACTTGTTAATGCTGTATTGCGGTTGCCGACCACCGGAAGCCGCAAGCGCAACAGGAAACGACATCAAACAGGTTGATGGGTATAATATGCTCCACATCAGAGGCACCAAAACAGCTAAATCAGACAGGCTTGTGCCAATCCCTGACGAATTATACGAAATCATAAAAAACACGCCCAAAAACGAATTTATAGCCTGTAGAGAAAATGGGAATCCAATAACTGATGATAACCGCAGTAAACTTTGGGAAAGCTTCGCAAGAGCCTTGAATATCTCTATGGGGTGCAAGATGTATCGGAACCAACTACTTCCCCCATTCCCTCTTGCAGACGACCTTGTACCGTATTGTCTAAGGCACACTTACTGCACTGACCTTGCCCGCAAAGGAATTGATATCCGTATTGCACAAAAATTAATGGGACATGCTGATATCAAAATGACAGCAAACATATATACGAACTTCGACCAAAGCGATATCGTTGCAGCGGCAAAGTTGCTTCAATAG